AGTGACGTGTCAAATGTATTGCGCGAGGAAACCGGCAAGTCCTTCTCCGCACTGATGAGCGAAGGCAAATCGCTCGGTGATGTCTTAAATATTCTCGGTCAGTCAGTAGACGGAGACTCCACAGCATTCGCAAACCTGTTCAGCAACGTCCGTGCAAAGCAGGGCGCCCTTGCTATTTTTAATTCAGGCGCAAAAGAATTCAACGGAACCGTTTCTCAGATGGCAAACAGCGTCGGCGCAACAGCGGATGCATACGGAAAAATGGAAAACACAGCAGAGCACGCGCAGAAGGTGTTTACAAATTCCGTTGATAATCTTGAAATCGCAATCGGAGAACAGCTCTCGCCGGCAATTTCCGATTTGTACGAGATGGGATCCGAAATCCTGCAAGGAGTTACAGCGTTCGTCAAGGAGCACCCGGAAGTCGTAGCAGCCGTCACCGGCGTCGCGGTCGCCGTTGGTGTATTTGCCGCTGCATTAGTAGGCTATACCATCGCCGTCAAAGCCGCAGAGATCGCCACGAATATGTTCACTGCAGCCATGGATGCAAACCCCGTGTTTGCAATCCTTTCCGCCGCTGTCGCCCTTACCGCAGGAATCGTCGCATTAGTCGCAGCGATGAATGACGCCTCGCGAAACGGAAAAGAGCTGACCGAGACGTCCAAACAACAAAAGGACGAGCTCGACAGGCTCAATCAGAAATACGACGAAGCCGTCGAGAAATACGGAAAGACGTCCACTGAAGCGCTGGAGCTTAAAGAAAAGATAGGAAAGCTGACTGAGGAATTTGAAAACAGTCAGCAGACATACGGAGAGCTGCTCTCCGATCAGGCTCAGATTTCGGATAGTTTTGCAAAGCTGCTCGAGCAAGACAAATCGGATGAGCTCGAAGAAGAAGCTGCGAACGCCGGCTATTTGGTAAACAAGCTGTTTGCTCTCGCTGAGCAAACGACAGTCACAACAGCAGCTCAAGAGGAAATGAAGGCGATCATCGCCAAATTAAACTCCGAATACGAGGGGTTAAATTTGACATACGATGACGTCATCAGTAAAACCGCAAACACCAAAGAAGCGCTCAAAGGTTACCTTGAAGCCCTATACAATAAAGAGCAGTACCAAAACGCGCAGAGCCAGTGGACAGAGACGTATGCCCTGCTTCAAAAGCAGGAGGAGCAATTCGACAAGCTCAAAAGAGAAGCCGTCGCCGCGAGCGACAAATACATGGCAGCGGTCGAAGAAAACGACGGTTTTGCAACTGTTTGGGATTATCAAGAATATCAAGACTTCTGGAACAGACAAATCGAATATACAAACGCTGCCGGCGAAACCATAAAAGGAACCTTCCGCGAGGCATTCGAAGAAGCAAAAGGCAACATCGAGTCTATGAAAGGCAAGCTCGATGAATATGAGTCAAAAATGCTCGAGGTCTCAGGAGCTACCGACGAAGCTGCAGAAAGTCAGAAAAAGTGGGAGGAAGCGGCATCCGAAGCGATCCAAGGAGTCCAAGGCGACCTTGATAATCTTGCCGCTGCCTACGATGAAGCCTTTGAGTCGGCGCAAAAGAGTATTCAGAACACCGTCAGTCTGACATCGGAGCTGTCCAACGAAACCGAGATCACCACCGGCAAACTCACCGAAACGTGGGAAAGCCAGATCGAATGGATCAAAAAATACAGCGAGAACCTGCAGAAGGCTCAGAAGTATGGGATCACAGACGGCCTGATCACTTCCCTTTCAGATGGATCAGAGGAATCCGGAAAATATATAAATCAAATTATTTCCGAGCTTGATGGGCTCAACGAGAAAGACGCAAAAGAGCTCGTCAAAAAGCTGAATGACGACTTCAACGGCGTAAAGAGCGCAGAGGGAGAATTCGCCAAAACCGTCGCTGATTACAAAACTGATTTCAGCAACACAATGGACAGCCTGCAGAAAAAAGCAGAGTCTACGATCAATGCGATGAACCTGAGCGACGAGGCGAAAAAATCAGCAAAAGAAACGGTTCAAGCATACGTGAGCGAAATCAACTCGCAGATTGCAGGCGCGTCGTTCGGCAACGCTACCGGCGCCGTCAAATCTGCCGTGCTTTCCGCCCTGACGCCTCACGGCGTGTTTGCATACGCGCAAGCCTCCCCGTTTGTAGAAGCAAACGCGAAAGGCACAAAGCACTCAGCAAACGTGTTCCTCGCCGGCGAAGAAGGCCCCGAATTGATTGTAAACGCAGAAGGCAGCCAAGTGTTCACGGCTGCGGAGACGCAAAGGATCCTCAGCGGCGACGCGGATGAAGAAAGCGGCGATCGTTATTCTTTCGATTTGCCTGAGCTTATCCGTCAGCTCGCGGAGGACGCTGACACTTCAAGACCAACGCTCGCCGAAAGAGCAGACGCTCTCGACGGCGGTGATTCCAACAGCTACAGCAGCTCATCGGTCAATCATATCAGCTACAGTCCGACCTACCAGATCAACGGCAGCTCCAACGAGGCCATCATGGACGGCGTAAGGAGAGCCGACAAAATGTCAAAATCCGAATTCGCAAAAATGATGCGCGAATACGAATCAGACGTCAAACGCTCGTCGTTTAAGTAAGGAGGCGATCGCTTGCCAAGTAATAACTATATAACCGTTCAGGGCGACACTTGGGATTCAGTCGCATTCAGATTCTACGGAAATGAGAATTATGCTGACGTGCTGATGGAGGCTAACCCCGATCTGATAGAATGGTTCGTTTTTGATTCCGGAATAAAAATCGTTGTTCCGGATATACGCGAGATCGAAGCAGAAAGGATCGCCCGCACCTTCCCGGAGTGGAGGAAGATGGAGACGGCAGAGGAAATCATCTATGGATAACAAGACGCGCCACACGGAAATAATTGCGAATTATACCAATTCGCGCACAAGCAAGTATTATAACCTCAACGACCGCGTGGAAGAAATTACTTTGACAGACAGCGCCGTCGGAGATGGGGACACCGTAGACATCACCGTCAAGGACAGCGACAGAAAAATGCTCGGCGAATACTACCCCGGCGCTAACGATACCATAGCATGCGTGATCTTCCTATACGGCATGACCGGAGGGAAATCCGGAAACATCGGAAATCAAACGTATCATATTGATTCGTTCAACTATTCCGATTATCCATCTAAAATGACACTCCGTGGAATTTCGATCCCGAAGAATTCCGAATTTTCTAAAACACCGCAGACAAAGACATGGAAGAACATAAGCCTCAGAAATATCGTATATTCAATTTGTTCAAAATATACGCTTTCAAACTTTTTTGATTCATCCTGTTTCAATCCGCTAATTGTAAAGGTCGAACAGTCAAACGCGACAGACCTGTCGTTCCTATTTAACCTTTGCCGCGAATACGGGAACGGAATCAAAATCTATTCGAATAAACTCGTTGTTTTTTCAGAAGAAACATACGAAAAAAAGAGCGCAGTCAGAACAATCACACATAAAGATATAATCGAGGGTTCATTCAGCGCCCGCTTTGATTTGATTAGGCAATACACCGGTTACGTGTACGAATACGACGTCAACAACGTCCACTGGACGAAGTCAAAATATTTTGTCGTTAAGCCGGAAATCAAAATAAGCGTAGGTCAGTGCGACAGCGAGACAGACGGAATCCTTAAAGGACAAGCCAAGGTCAATGAAGCCAATCGCGACATGCAGATGGTGAATTTTGAAATCGTCGGAGATCCTAAGATGGTATCAACCGCCACATTCAACCTTTCAGGATTTGGCGGGCTCGACGGCAAGTATTACATCAACAGAGTAACAAGCAAGTACTCCGCAGGAAACGGTTTTACACAAGAAATCGAAGCGCGGAAGATTCAGCAAAGGTTGTGATTAATATGGCAGAGTTAAGGTTCGGCCGCGTTTCTTCGGTCGATTACGAAACAGGAAGAATCAGCGTTTATTATTCAGACCGGAGCAAATGCGTCACTGATTTGTTGCCCATGGTTTCCAATGGCTTATATATAATGCCGAAGATCGGGGCCAAGGTCGCCGTTATACATTTGACGCACGATCTGTCGCAAGGCGTCGTCCTTGGCACGATTTGGGAAGGGATCAACGTGCCAATGGACGGAACGCCGAACACCGTGCACATCGGGCTCGACGGAGAGGACGCGTTCATTGAGTATAACAAAGCAGACAAAATCCTGAAAGTGAAAGCTCCGACAGTGAATATAATTCAGAACGAGCCGGAGCCGGTAACTGAGCCGGAATCGGAGCAGGAAGGCGGCGATTAATATGATCGGAAATTTCGGAACAGAAATCTCGTTCGAGACTTCATCAGACAAGATCCAGACGTTCAGAGGCTACTCGGAGACGATAGGATCGCGCTGGGCAGATCACAACGTCCAAAAAGGCATGCCGTGTTCGGAATTCCTCGGTCCCGATTTAATGACCGTCACAATGACGGTCGAATTAAACGCAGCGCTCGGCGTCAACCCTTGGTTAACGAGAGACAAGCTGAAAAACGCCGTTCGGAACGGAACCCTCGCAAATTTGGTTATAGGAGGGAAGCAGCCATCCTATAACAAATTCAAACTAATCAGCGTTCAGGACACATTCGATCAGATTCTAAACGATGGCAAAATTTCTAAAATCACAATGAACCTTACGTTCAAAGAACACTTGGAGTGAGAGACGATGACGATCAGCAGGATAATAATTGATGTCGATGAAGAATTGAAGGAAATCGAGAGCAGGCTCAAGCTGCTGCTCACTACGCCAAAAGGCACCATGCCAATGGATAGAGAATACGGGATCGACTTCGAAGCCATCATCGACAAACCCCTCAACGTTGCAGAAAACTGCTACGCCACAGAGGTGATCAAAGCCGTAGGCGCGTATGAAACAAACGTGAACACGGTTAATGTTGAATGCAGACCAACAAGTGA